GCTCAACTGACATTACCTTCGAGCGCATGGCCTATTTGGGGACGGACGGGCGCCGCATGACATTGCTGGCGCGCTTTCCCGACGTTCAATTCGTGGACTACACGAAAATCGCGTCACGCATGGCCAAGGCGCCGGCCAATCTTTCGCTGACATTCTCACGCGCGGAAAATAATGAGACGGAATGTCTCGAATTGCTCGCACAAGGCCACAACGTCGCAATCGTATTTGCCCACGGTCTGCCCGTTTCCCGTTCATGGAACGGCTATCGCGTCATTGATGGCGATAAGCATGACTTGCGCCATTTGGACCCGCGCGGGGTTGTTGTCGGCCTCTCACCCAAGGGACGCAAGGCTAAAGCCGATATGAGCGGCTTTGTGCTTCGCGATTATTCCGCTTGTGACGGCGCCGTGACGCACATGCCGATCGCGGCCTAGCTATAGGGCGCCGGCCGATCGCCTGGCCGGCCGATCGCCTGGCCGGCCGATCGCCTGGCCGGCCGATCGCCTGGCCGGCCGATCGCCTGGCCGGCCGCTAGCCGGCCGCTGACAGGCCGCTAGCCGGCCGCTAGCCGGCCGCTAACAGGCCGCTAACAGGCCGCTAACAGGCCGCTAACAGGCCCTGCAAATTAATTGTTGACAATCTAATCGCCCGCGCGGTAATGTCGGCGCGTCAATTCAATCCAATAAAGGAAACCAAACTATGACCCGTTCCATTGCCGCCATCGCCCGCGAAATTCGCGCCGACTGGCGCCCGGTAAACTTCGCGGCGGCGCCCTACCTGGACGCCATGGCAGACCTTGACGCCATTACGGACGATTACGGCGCCGATACTGGCGTGATGATCGTTGCCTATTTCCTTTCGAACGCGTCATCCTGGCGCGGGGAAACGGCGCGGCGCGTCAAGGCCGAACTTAAATCAGCGTTGAAGGGTTAGGATCATGACAATCCAATTTAACGTCAATGCTACTCTTTTCGCCCGCGTCGCAAATGCGCAATCGACAGAAGAAACCCGCTACTATCTGCAAGGTGTTTCGATTGAACCGGCGCCGCATAATCTGCCAGGCGTCACCCTGACCGCGACGGACGGAAAGGTGCTAGTGTCAGCCTATGACGCGCAAGGGACCGTCACGGCGCCCGTGATCGTCAAGGCCCCGGCTCACGTCCTGAAAGCCTGCAAGCCCTACAAATCCGGCGCCGAGCCTCACTTGATCGGCGATGCAGGGACCATCGTCGTCGTCGACGACAAGGGCGCGGAACAAATCGCGCGAGGAACAACCATTGACGGAACCTTCCCGGAATGGAAACGCGTCATCCCGCAAGATATCGGAACCGGGACCGGCGCCGTGTTTGATCCCTCGATCATGGCGACGCTAGCGAAGGCGCTTATTCAGCGCAAAGAGAGCGGCCTAATCGTTCGCGGGGTTGACGCGCTATCGCCCCACCTTGTGTTTGGCGACGATGACCGAATGGTAGGCGTCGCAATGCCGATCCGGGCGCCGGACGCCGATACGCGCGCCTTGCCGCAATGGGCCGTCCGCCCGGTGACCGCATGATCGGGCTCTTACTGGCGACCGCCGCCGGCGGCGCCCTGGCCCTGGCCTACCGCCTCACCCTGCCATTGTGGCGCGCTCTGGCCGATAGGATTTAAGCCCATGCCCCAATTCGACTCGTGGGACGAATTTAACGATTACTGGGACCGCCGCCAGCTTCGGCTCTGGGCCGAAGAAGAAGCCGCCGACGACGAACAATCCGAACCCGAAGGAGAACCCGATGCTGAATAGCTACCGAATGATGGAAACCGAAGCCCTGGTTGAGGCTGGCCTAGCCGCCGGCGACGACCTGGCCCAGGCCCTGGCCGAACGCCTGGATGATGCCGACGCGGCCCTTGGCATGGCCGACCACCTGGCCGGCGACGTGGCGCAGTTGCGCGCGTTCCTGGCCGATGCTGAAACCGAACTGGCCGCGTGCCGCGCCGCCGAACTGACCGGGGGCCACCATGCCCAATAACGTCCAGCCGATGAACCCGGCCCGCATGGCGCACCTCGCGCCGGGTGACTTCTCGATGCTGGTCCTGCGCGACGTTGCCGCCAGTCTCGACCAGGCGCGGGGATGTCTTGAACGATGCAGCGACGCCAACCCGAACGATCCAATCGTTCTGGCCCGCGCCCTGACCATACAAATTTTGGCCGAAGCCCTCGACCAGTACCTTCTAGCCACTGGAGATCAACCAATGCCGTCCGAACAACCTAAAATGCCCTTCGACTCACACTCCCGCCAACTGGCTGGCAGGGGCGCGAACCAGGACATGGGCCTGACCGCGTTCGAGGTGGCTGAGATCCGCCGCCGCCCCAGCACCTCGCGCAGCAACGCGGAGCGCGTCCTGATCGGCGCCGTGATCGGCGGCGCGTGTGTCCTGGCCGGTGTTGTCGGGGCGCTGTTGATATGGTCCGCCGCATGAACCGGGATCACTTTCTGGCCCATGTGGGCCGCACCCTGGCCGATCGCGGCGACGCCTACGGCGACGCTCTGGACCGTGTGGCCGTGCGCTGGTCGCAAACGCTAGGCGTGCCGGTGACCCCGGCCCAAGTGTGCGTGTGCATGATCGACATGAAACTGGCCCGGCTGGCGCACAGCTACCACGCCGATGGTGTGCTGGACGTCGCCGGGTACGCGGCCCTCCTGTCGGAGGTAATGGGAGATGGCCGGTAACGCGTACACGAACCCGTGGGACGCCGCGCGGCTGCGGCAACTGATCGCCCTGTTCGAACAGGGCCTGAGCGCCGGGCAGATTGCAAAAAAAATAGGCTTCACCAGCCGCAATGCGGTGATCGGCAAGTTGCGCCGGCTGCGCCGCCAGCAGGTGATCGGCCCAAGCAAGAACCCGCCTTGCAGACGCGCCAGCGGCCCGGCCCCGGCCCAGGTCGTGGCGACCTACCCGCCGCGCCCTGCGGCCCCTGCGCGCCCGCCGCGCGCGTACGTCAAACGCGTCGCGCCGGACAGCCACCCGGAGCCTGGCGGCGATCACGCGGCCAAGCTGCTAGACATTGGGCCGAACGGGTGCCGATGGATCGAGGCGCCGTTCGCGCACGGCGCTGGCGCAAGTCAAGCCATGTGCGGGGCGCAGGTTATAGCGAAGGGGAAAGCGTACTGCGCGCACCACCATGCCCTCGCGTACTGGCCAGAGTCGCTGGCTGAGTCGCGGCGGCGCCAGGAGAAGCTCACCCGCACCGCGGTATACTTCGACCGGCGGCGCTAGCGGATCGGAACTACCTTCTCGGCTATATTTTGCAGAGGCGACGGGTTACCCGTCGCCTCTGCTTCGGCCATCCGGCGCAGATCTGACTTGTTCAAATGGCTCATGGCTGGCGCCGAAAATATGTGGCGCTTACTGGTCAACTCTTTGGACCCTATGCGGCCATGATTAGTCCAGTTCGCTTCCTTGAACGCGTGTAGCAGCGCCGCGATCGGTATCTTGATGTGGGCCGGGACGATGCCCGTGCGGGCGATACGGTCCAGCAGCGTGTGGAACGGCCCGCCAGCTACGCCGCTGGCGAACGGCCCGGCCCGCGTCCGCATCATATCGACCAGGAAAGATTCGGCGCTACTCATGCCGTGTTCGACCATGTTGATCTTGAAGTCAGTGACCGCCGGCGCAGCCGCAGGGTTGAACCGGGACACGTCGCGGTCTAGCAGCCACCGGGCGATAGTCTCGAACCCGCCAGCCTGGTACCAGGCCCACAGGTCGCGGGCCTCGTCGGCGTCCATGCGCGGCGCTTCGGACCACAGGCAGAACCAGCGGCGATCCTGTGACGGGATGCTGATCGGCAGGGGATCGTTAGTGAACGCCAGCACGAACAGGCGGTTGACCATCTGATAGGGATGGAGGCCCTTGCGGTTGATCGTCAGGGTCTCAGGCGGCGCCGCGATGATCGGCTTGAGCTTGTTGGCCAGCGCGCGGCGCTCGCGGGCCTCCGGCTCCTTGAGTTCGTTCAGGATCATGACCTCGGCTTCGAGGTCGTAACCCCACTGCGAGGTCAGGTTATCGTTGTCTACGATCGACCGGTTGCGGTGGTTGGGACCAGCCACCGCCCAGATGAACGGCGCCCACATCGTGTCCTTGCGGCAGCCCTCGTCGCCGCCGTGCAGGATCGCATGGTTGATCTTCACACGCGGGTGCTGGACCTTGAAGGCCATAGCGTCGAGGCAATGCTTCAGCTCGCTAGGCTCTGGCAGCATCGCCTCGCAGTGCGCCATCCACCGGGACACGTCACCGGGCGGGACCGCCGACACGTCAGGGCGCGCATCGATCCAGCGGTTGCCGTATAGCTGCCCCTCGCGGGACACGAACACGGTGTCGCCGGGCGCGTAGGTGATGCCGGCCAGGGCCTTGGCGCCAGCAGCCTGGCGGTTCTCGTCGAAACAATGCCCCGGCAAGATCCTGTGTTTAGCGTTGTGGACTGATCGACAATCGATGTGACGGTAGACGGCGTTGAACGCGGCGCGGGTGACCTCCTCACGCTCCTGGATGTCGAAGTAGGCGTCGTCGGTCTGGATATATGCGTACCGTTCGAACCACGCCGACTTCTCGACCCGGCCCCGCTCCTTGCGCTCGACCTCGGCGATGACCCGCGCCGCAACGTCGGGGAACGCCGCCGTGGGCGTTAGCTTGTCCAGCGCCAGCATCATACGCTGGGCCAGCAAGTCGTCGCGCAGGCCGTGGCTTACACGCGGCCCGCCGTTGTCGCCGACCCAGTCGAGGAACGTGCGGCTGTCCAGGTGGACGCAATGGCCGTGGAAGCAGTCGAACGAACGATCAACAGGCTTGTAGCGGGCCTCAAGGATGCCGTCTGTATGCTCGGCGCTGTTAGGGCATACTATCGACAGCCAGCCGTCACCGTTGGGGTGCGACAGGACCAGACCGTTATCGTTCAGCCATTGCAGGACCGTGTCCTGGCCGGTGTCGCGCAGGGTGATGGACTTTAGGTCGCCGCCGTCGTCCTCGCCGGGCGTGACGCCCAGAGCCTCGCAGATCTGATCCAGGGTGTAGGCCCTGTCCGGGTGAAACTCGACCAGCCGCGAGGCAAACCTGTCACGCCCAGGCTTGATGTTGATCGACCCTGGTATGCGGAAGTTGCGGACGGCGTTTGTGGCGCCGGGATCGGTATAGCCCGCCTTGGCAATGGCACTGATGGCGGCAGTAAACCGGCCCTTGGTGGGCTGGTCGCTAAAACCGTAGCCCCACTGGAAACACCCCAGCGACGTCTCCATGATCCAGGTCGGGTCAATCGGTGGCGTCTTGGACTTGGTGCCGATGTCGTCCAGCATCATGACCAGCACGAAGTCGCAGAACTCGCGCGCGGCGGACACCTTGCCCTTTTTGAATCGGTCCAGGATGTACGCGCCCGTGTTCAAATACCAAGCCTCGTCGTCCTTGATCGCGTGGGTGGGCAGGAACGACGGGTAGGTACACTTCAGCATCCCGTTGCTGTGATATTGAAACTGGCCGTTTTGAAGCCACGGCGTCTGGCGCACCAGCAGGGCTGTCTCGTCCTCCATCGCCAGGCCGGTGATGTAGTCGATGAATGTTTGGCGGTCAGCCATTTCGTCCCTCATTTCCCATATCTCGTCATTGTCGCCACCTCGGCGTCGAGGGGCAGGCCCTCGGCCCATGCGGGCGGTGTTCGCATGATGTCTAGCAGTGCTGCCGCAGCACGCGGCGCGTCCTCGCACTCCAGCACAATTTCGTCGTGGACGTGCGACACAACCTCGTGCCCGGCCAGGTCCAGCCGCCGCAGCGCGTCGCGCAGCAGATCGTGGGCGATGGCCTGGGTGATGTTCTCGCACGCCAGACCCGTCCAGAGCCGCGCGCGCGGCCACTCCTTAGCGTCCGCAGCGGGCTTCCACGCCGCCTTCGCATAGGTCGGCCCGTCCTCGTCCAGACGTGCGAAAGGATAGCACAGGACGCGGCCAGATGGCAGGATGTACCAGAGGTGCTGGCCGTCGT